TAAATTTATCAAAATATGGCTTTCTAGGCTTGCTGATGGGTTAAGGTCTAATATTTGGGCGTGGCACATCGTTAATCTTCCTGTTGAGATATATAAAGACAGACAAGACCTCCTTACCTTATTGGAGATGGAGGTATTTATGCCTTTTGACTTTAAAAACGAGAAAATGCTTGAGCCAGACCAGACGGCGGAAGCATTGGAAGAAATAAAAGATTCTTATGCCATCCATATGTGGGATTCTGTATGGTTTAACCCAATCAAAAAGATTGATGAAAACTATGTCAGAAATGTAGACACGGGATTTACTTTAACTGTCCGCAAATACCTAGATTAATAAGTGGTAGTGTGGCAAAATAGGCCGGCTTTATGCTCACTTGGTTGGGCATATAATTTATGGGAAATTTGCTATGGAACCTCAGACTATTATTAATCTAATTGCAGGTTCTATATTAATGGTAGTTGGGTGGTTGGCAAGGGAACTTTGGGTTGCCGTTAAGGAATTAAGGGCTGACCTGCACCGAATCGAAATAGAAATGCCGACAAATTATATTAGGCGCGATGAGTTTTCTGAAGGTATGAAAGAAATTAAGGGTCTGTTGCATCAGATATTTGATAAATTGGATGGTAAGGTAGATAAAAACTGGCTTGGGGGAAGAGGGGAATGAGCAATTATATGTTCGTTTCCAAGGCCCCCGGATTAATTAGAAAGCTAATGATCCGATACGGCCTAAAGGACTTTCAGGCAGCTGGCATTGTCGGCAACCTTGGACACGAATCTAACGGTATGCAGACCCTGCATGAGATAGGTCAGCCAGACGGAAAAGGCGGCTATGGTTGGGGCCAGTGGACCGCATCGCGTCGAGTTTCTTTCTTTACTTGGTGTAAAGAAAATAAGCTTGATTGGCAGTCAGATGAGGCAAATGAAGGTTATTTGTTTCATGAGCTGGATACGTCATACAAGAGTGTTATAACTCATTTAAAGGCTACCAAGACACTTGCTCAAGCCACTATGGTATTTGAGAAAGAGTATGAGGGGGCCGGAATCGTAAATATGGCATCACGCAATAAATGGGCGCAGATTGCCATGAACGTTTTAGATGCTTCTGAACAGACAAAGATTGGATAAGGGGACAATCATGAGCTTTTGGTCAAACATAACTAATTTTTTTGTTACGACAGAAAAAGACGTCGTGTCATTTGCTTCTAAGGTTTGGGCAGAAATCCCTGTTGCCGAGAAGGAAATTGTTTCAGTGGCTAATTGGGTAGTTGGAGAAATTCCAAAACTTACTTCTGCGATTGCCACAGCAACTCCTATTGTTGATGCCGTTGTGGGCGTAGCAGACCCTACTATTTCCGTAAAAATGGCGGCATTAAATACGGCAATGGCCGGCCTAAATTCTTTTGCTACTGCAGTTCAAAATAAAAACCTGACAGCAGATGCTGTTGTTCAGGGCTACAGCTCCTTAAAAGCTGCCACGTCAGCTGCGGCTGATGTTGCCTCAACGGCTGCTCATATTGTAGCAGTAACTCCTTCTTCTAAAGCCTAATAGGGGGTAAAATGCCAATCCCACCTTTTATCCTAAATTGGAAAACATCAATCCTTGGCGTTGCTGCTATTGTGGCCGTTATTGCCAAGTGGGTTCAGGCTGGACAGGTAGACTTCAGCGATGTGAATAGCATTGTTGGAGTATTAGCTGGTATGGGCCTTATTGTTGCTAAGGACGCCAACAAATGATTGGCCACGCCGTACTCTCAATTTTGGGTATTGCCCCTTATTTAGACAATGCCAGAACAATAGTTACTGTTACCAAAGACAGCTATGACGCCATCAAGGCTGCAAAAGAAATGCTTGATGGCCCTGACGGGCAAAAGTTTAAGCAGGCCATTAGAAAAGCTATTGATGCTGCCGAAACTGGCGTAAAAGAAAATGTAAATGAGGGCGTAAAAAAGGTCGACGGCGTCGTTCATCCAAAGATTGAGTATGCTGCCGGAAGCTATCAATGGGACAGTTTACAGGGCTGGGTTTGGGTCCCATCTGACAATTAGGATTTTAGCCCCGTTTTATGGTAAAGTCGCCCTAAATTGCGGGGTTTACGATGACTACAGGCCTTAGTTACGACGGTTCAGTATCTGGGACAACAAGTTATATAACTCAGATATCGACTATGGCTGTCGTAGATGCGACAGACCCTAATTTCCTTAATATTCTCCCACAAATGATTACATACGCCGAAAATCGTATGTATCGTGACTTAGACTTCCTTTTCACGTCAATCTCAACAACTGCTTATTCCTTAACGGTCGGAAGTAGGGACATTATTGTCCCAGCTGGCACGTTTGTCGTTCCTGAGCAAATTAACGTATTGACGCCGGTCGGCACCTCAAACCCGGACGCGGCGACCAGAAACCCTCTTTTGCCAACAACCAAAGAATTTCTTGATGCGGTTTATGGCAGCTATCTATACGCTGGACTCCCTAAATACTGGTGTCCGTTCGATGACTATCATTTTCTTGTAGGTCCATATCCAGACCAGAATTACACTGTTGAGCTTGTAGGGACCTACCGTCCAGCAAGCATGTCTGCGACAAATCCAACAACATTTATCAGTCTTTACTTGCCGGATTTGTTTATTATGGCCAGCATGATTTATATTGCGGCATATCAACGTAACTTTAGTTCGACGATGGGTAATGACCCTCAAATGCCAGTTACCTACGAGACACAATATCAGGCATTATTGAGAAGCGCGATGGAAGAAGAATCTCGCAAAAAAATGGAAGCTGCTGCGTGGTCTTCACAAGGATCTTCAAAATTTGCTACACCGACTCGTGGTTAATATTATGCAAGATAAAAAATGCAACAAATGCGGCGAAACGAAAACAATTGATATGTTTTCTATTAAGAAAGCATCAAAGGATGGCCGCATGAGTATTTGTAAAGTTTGCGATGCAGTCAAAGCCAGAAAATGGCACGCGGACAACCAAGAAAGATCAAGGGCTAGGGCAAAAAAATACCGCGAAGAAAATAGAGAGCATGTTCTTCAAAGAGATAGAGATAGATATTACAACGACAAAGAAAATATTTTGAAACAAAGAGAAGAACATTATGAAAACAATAGAGAGGTGATAATAGAGCGTGTCGGAAAATATCAGCGCGAAAATAGGGAGGTTAATAGAAAAGCACGTAAAAAACATTACCAAAAGAACAAAACAGATTATATGGCTATAAGCGCAACGCGCCGAGCATCAAAGCTTCAGGCCACCCCTATATGGTTAAATGAAATACATAAAATGCAAATTCAATGGTTTTATTCAGCATCTAAAATGATGACAGAGACTTCTGGCGTTAAGCATCACGTTGACCATATCCATCCACTACAAGGCGATGGTTTTGCAGGTCTTCATGTTCCTTGTAATTTGCGCGTAATTAAAGCTGAAGAAAACATTTCCAAAAATAACAAGCTCCCACAAGAGCTAAAAAACTTAGCGTGGGAGAAAGCATAATGCCGCATAGCACGCTCAAGCTTCAGCCGGGTGTCGATCAGAACCGAACGCTTGCCCTTAATGAAGCGGCTATTTCTGATACACAGCTTGTGCGTTTTATGCCTGATAAGCAGGGGCTTGGATTAGTCCAAAAGCTTGGTGGCTGGGTAAAATATTTTAGTGCATCACTTCCAACAATTGTCCGCGCTCTTTGGGCTTGGGAAGACACCAATGCAATTACTTATCTTGGCGTTGGTGCAGAAGGCAACTCGATAAATGGTGCCGGTTTATCTGTTATTTCTAATGGCAGTAGATCATTAATTACGCCTGAAACAAGTCTCTTTAATGTAGGCATTAATACAACGGCATCTACATCAAATACGCCTTATTATTATACAATATCAACATCATCAACGAGTGGGACAACTGCTACAGTTACGTTTTCCGGGTATCATTATTTTAAAGTTGGTGATTATGTTTATATAACTGGAAATTCCGTATCTTTGTATAATGGAACGCAGATTGTAACTTCAGTGCCAGCATACAATCAAATTCAATTTACAATTGCCGCCGGAACTGCAAGTGGCACAGGTGGATCTCTAACATATTCAAGTGGTATAACAACAATAAGCGGTTCTGCTAATGTTATATTTTATATTCCAAATTCAAATTTAAATAGTTACAACTCAATATATATAAAAACACCCATTAGTGTTGGTGGCTTGGTTTTCTTTGGTGTTTATCCTGTTCAATATTTAAGTGTTAACAGTTTCCAATTAATATCGTTAGACGCTCTTGGCAACCCAATGCCTGCGGCCTCTACTGTTTCTACATACCCCGGATTGGGGTCAATGCCTGTTTTTACTTTTTTAAACACGCAATCTATTGTTTATATTAATTTACCCAACCACGGTTATCAGGTCGGAGATACATTTGCTATTCTTGATACTGTTAATTCTGGGACGGTTTCTTTAAGTGGTAATTATCAGATTCTTGGGTTGGGTGATGCAAACGGGAATAATCCGACAGATAATTTT